GGCCAGACACCATCCAAGACGTGTACAACGTCGTGGCCGAGAAGCTGACCCCACAACAAAGGGAAATTATTGAGGCGCATTTGTCAGGGTACAACTACCATGATCTGGCAGTGACCCAAAATATTGGCGCTACCATTTTGCGGCGGCGGTTGCTAAGATAAGAAAGGAGTTAAAATTGTGAACGGATACATAGTGGAGTATGTCAAACAAGGATGGCCTACAATAGACATTCAGGTTGACGCCAAGCACCCCATGTTCGAGAAAGATCAAGACGTGCTGTCAATATGGCACTTTGAGAACGAAGACGAACGGGATTTCATACTGCGAGATTTACGCAAATTTAGAGAACAGCAAACAAAAGGATTAGCATGATAATAGAAGAGCGGCAAAGTAAAGACCCATGGATTCACCGATCCAAAGGTATGAGTTGCAAAACCTGCATGTGGTTTGCTCCAAAAACAACCATTGTGCAGGGGACGATTGACACACCAAACCCCATTTACCACTTGGGCCGCTGTAGGCGCCATGCACCAACAATGAACGGCTACCCAGTTGTGTTTGTGAACGACTGGTGCGGTGATCATAAACTTGACGAAAATAAGGTGTAATTATGGCAAACGAAGCAACAAATTTATTAGCATCTTTGGGCGTAAAACCAAAAGAGCAACGCATTCAGGAAATGGCCGGAGCGGTGACACGATTAGTGGTAAACGAGGCATTACGTGAGGCCAAGGCCCGTGCACAGGTGCGAGACGCAAATACTCAGGTGCAGAAGGTCGAAAAGCCCTCGCAAAATGGGTAATTCTATATAGGAAAGGCCTTTTTAGGCCTTGAATATAAGGCATACACCATGGCAACGAAATCCAAATACGAGTTTAAGACGGAGATGTGCGACCAACTGATAGAGTTGGGCAAGGTAGGCGCGTCTCAAAAAATGATGTTTGCAAGCGTCGGAATCAGTTCCGCGGCCGCGCAGACGTTCAAGAAAAACCACCCAGAGTTTGCGGAAGCACTGGACATGGCCATCACCCACTCACAGGCTTACTGGGAAACCCAGTTGCTTGCTAACGTGGAGAACAAGGCCTTTAACAGCAGGGTGGCTGAGATTGCGTTGAGGGGTCAGTTTCCCTCTGACTACCGCGACGACAAGAGCAGTAAGCTTGAAGTTAAGGCAGACGTTGTGTTGGATTTTTCTGGTGCAGTTACCGACCTAATTACGGCGCTCAAAAAAGCGGCGTAACATATCGTCGGTAGTTGTTAACAACTGCCGACATTTTGTAAGCCCCGAGAGGGGCTTTTTCACCTTTGCATAAAGGAGAGCATCATCGCTACACACGCACTACTCAGTGCCTCAGGGTCCAAACGTTGGATGTCATGTACACCAAGCGCACGACTAGAGGCCGTACTCCCCGAACCTAAACGAAAATCAGGCGCGTTTGATTTTAGCCAAGAGGGCACAACAGCCCACACCATGGCAGAGGCCAAGCTACGCCGGCATTTTGGACAGATAACGGCCAAGGAGTACAACGAGGCCATTGCAGAGGTCAAGGCAACACCCTACTACGACGAAGAGTTTGAGGCCTACGTAGACAACTACGTGCTTTATGTTCGTTCGCAGATTGGTGAGGGCGACACACCCTACTTTGAGCAACGTGTGGACTTCAGTGAGTGGGTGCCTGACGGCTTCGGCACCGCCGACGTGGTCATAATGAGCGAGAACAAGGTGCGGGTGATCGACCTGAAGTTTGGCAAGGGTGTGGCGGTGGACGCCGAGGACAACCCGCAACTGAGGCTGTACGGCCTTGGTGGTTGGTACAAGTACAAAGACGAATTCCCAAACATAACCCACATTGAATACACCATTCACCAACCCCGCAAGGACAGCATCACCACCGAAACGGTAACGTTGGACGAGTTGAAAGACTGGGCAGAGTACGTGGTTAAACCCAAGGCCAAAAAGGCGTATGCCGGCCAAGGCGAGTTTATGGCAGGGGACCACTGTCAATTCTGCAGGGCCAAGTCACAGTGCAAGGCCCGCGCAGACTTTAACAACACGGCCGCGGCGGCCGATTTTAAAGAGCCCGCGCTTCTGTCGGAGACTGAGTTAATCAAGGTGCTCAAGGACGCGGCTAAGACACGCAAGTGGCTTTCTGACGTTGAAGATTACATGTTGACACAGGCAACAGACCACGGCAAAGTACCCACTGGTTACGAGTTGGGGCAGTCAAGCACCAACCGCAAAATAGACGCGCAAGAAGATGCGGCAAAAAAGTTACAGAAAGCTGGATTTGATGATATATTCACCACACCCAGTTTAAAATCTGTGGCACAATTGGAAAAGCAGGTAGGCAAAGGGCCCCTCCAAGATATTCTTGGTGACCTGATTGTCAAGCCTGCAGGGGAACCAAAACTGGTGCCCTCGAAGTTGAAGGAAGAGTTTGGGTCTTGAGAGCCACCTATTTCAAAGTGCTCTCGAATTAGTAAACAAGGAGGCCAAGATGGCCAAGAACGAAAAAGTGGTTACCGGTAAAGTGCGTTTTTCTTATGCTAACGTGTTCAAACCCGTTGCAAGCGAAGAGGGCAAAACCCCCAAGTATTCTGTGTCGGTGATTATCGACAAGAAGGACAAGGAGACCATCGATAAGATCAACGCGGCTTTTGAAAAAGCCAAAGCGGCAAGCGCGGCCTATTTTGGCGGCACTGTTCCAAAGGGCCTTAAAGGCGGCCTGCGTGACGGTGACGCGGAGAAGGACGACGCGGCGTATGAAAATTCGTTTTTCATCAACGCCAATTCTGTGCAAAAGCCCGGAGTTGTGGACGCTGAATTGAACGCGATCATTGACCCAGAAGAGTTCTATTCTGGTTGCTACGGCCGAGTGTCATTGACATTCTACGCCTACAACCAACAGGGCTCCAAGGGCATTGCCTGCGGTTTAGGCAACTTGCAAAAGTTGGAAGACGGCGAGCGTTTGGGTGGTGGTTCTTCCGCCGCCTCTGACTTCGCGGTCTAAGTAGGTTGGGGGCCTAGCCCCTAATTTGTTTAATATACTGAACATTTATTATGATCAAACTTGAATTTACTGTCGATGAAACTAACCACATTCTGAGTTTGTTGGGCAAGCTTCCCTTTGCTGACGTGAACATGACCATCATGGCCATCGTTGACCAAGGCCGCCCACAAGCAGAAGCCTTGGAGGCCGAACAAGCCGCCAAAGCAAAAGAAACAGCAGAAGAGTAATCTTTGCTGTCCCCGACGCCCACTCTCACGCGTGGGCTTTTTTTGTCTCTAAAATTTATCACCATAAAATGAACCAATACCAACAGTACATCCACAAAAGCAGATACGCTAAGTTCATGCCAGATCAAAATCGACGTGAGGACTGGAACGAAACTGTAAACCGTTACGTGAACTATGTTTTTGAAAAGACACCCAAACTTGATTCTTCAATGAAGCAAGACATTTTTAACGCCATATCTGGCCATCACATCATGCCGTCAATGCGCGCCATGATGACCTCTGGAAAAGCCGCCGACCGTGACAACACCTGCGTATACAACTGCTCATACCTCCCCGTGGACGACGTCAAGTCATTTGACGAAGCCATGTTCATTCTGCTCTGTGGTACAGGTGTCGGCTTCTCTGTGGAATCTAAGTACACAAACAAACTGCCCGACGTGCCAGAGCGCCTGTTTGAGTCTAGCCACGTTATCAACGTGCACGACAGCAAAGAAGGTTGGGCCAAGTCATACCGCCTGTTACTAGCCAACCTGTACGCCGGTGAGATCCCAAAATGGGACGTGAGCAGGGTGCGCGCCGCAGGCACACCCCTGAAGACCTTTGGTGGCCGCGCATCCGGTCCAGAGCCACTGGTTGACCTGTTCCACTTCACAATCAAAATCTTCAAGGCCGCACAGGGCCGCAAGCTAAACACGCTTGAGTGCCACGACCTGATGTGCAAGATCGGTGAGGTTGTTGTGGTGGGTGGCGTGCGCCGTTCTGCCATGATCTCTTTGTCCGACCTGAACGACGAGCGTATCCGCCACGCCAAGTCTGGTAACTGGTGGGAGACTGCCGGCCACCGAGCACTGGCCAACAACAGCGCGGTGTACGACGTTAAGCCAACAGTTGGCACGTTCTTGGAAGAGTGGACGTCGCTGTATAACAGCCACTCAGGCGAGCGCGGTATTTTCAACCGTGAGGCCGCAAAGGCCGCGGTGGCCAAGTACGGCAAGCGTGATCCCAACTTTGAGTTTGGCACAAACCCCTGCAGTGAGATCATTCTGCGCCCCTACCAGTTCTGTAACCTGACAGAGGTGATGGTGCGCCCTGAGGACACACTGGAGAGTTTGAAGCAGAAGGTGCGTATGGCGGCCATTTTAGGCACCATACAGGCCACGTTCACGCACTTCCCATACCTGCGTAAGGTCTGGCAACGAAACACCGAGGAAGAGCGTTTGTTAGGTGTGTCTTTGACCGGCATCTACGACCACAAGGTTACGAGTAACCCAGACGGCGCCGCGTTGTGGTTGCCCCAGTTGCGTTTGGTTGCTGAAGAGGCCAACGCTGAGTACGCCGACCTGCTTGGTATCCCACGCTCAACAGCTATTACCGCCGTTAAGCCTAGCGGTACAGTGAGCCAGTTGACAGACACAGCAAGCGGCATTCACCCACGCCACTCACCCTACTACATCCGCCGCGTGCGCGGTGACATGAAGGACCCGCTGTCCCAGTTCTTGGTTGCCCAAGGCATCCCCAACGAGCCATGTGTGATGAAGCCCAACAACACGATCGTGTCAGCTTCCCACAGAAGGCGCCTGAGGGTTTGACCACACGCGACGACATTGACGCGATTGACCACTTGGGTCTGTGGCTGACGTACCAACGCCACTGGTGTGAGCACAAGCCCTCTGTGACCATTTCGGTCAAGGAGAGTGAGTGGCCCAAGGTGGGTGCGTTTGTTTGGGACCACTTTGACGAAATGTCAGGCGTGTCGTTCTTGCCCCATGACGGCGGCACGTACAGACAGGCCCCATACGAGGAGTGCACCAAGGAAGACTACGACAGACTGTTGGCGCAAATGCCAACAATCGAGTGGGCAAAGTTTGCCGAAAACACCGATAATGTAGAAGGCGCCCAAATGCTTGCCTGTGTGGCCGGCGTCTGTGAGATATAATTAAACTGGGGTGGTGCCTCTGAGGGTTCTCGGGGGAGCGCACACCACCCCACCTTTTAGGAGTAGGTATGAAAGAGAAAATTTTACGAATTTGTGAAAATGTTCTTGGTGCTTTTACCATGTTGGTGGGAATAATTGGCGCGGCATACCTTGGCTTTATTGCCATGGGTTTGTGGGCCCATTTGCACCAGTACGCACTGAGCGCTTTCAAATGATCGAACCAGATGTAGTTAATAGTCCCCCTCACTACACCGAACACCCGTCGGGTATTGAGTGTATTCAAGTTACTGAGCACATGGGGTTTAACCTAGGTAACGCGATTAAATACATCTGGCGTTGTGACTTGAAGAAAGATGCCATTGAGGACTTGAAGAAGGCTAAATGGTACATTGATCGCGAAATTCAAAAACGCACAAAATCTATGTTATAGTTTGCGGGTGTTTCATGGTGAGTCCTTAGTGGACTTTTAAGCAGGGAGGGAAACCTCTCTGCTCTTTTTTAACGCAGATTCGTCTGCATGCCTTAGGAGCAGTTATGTCAGTTCTTTCAATCGACTTTGAGACCCGTAGCAAGGTCGATCTCAAGGTCCACGGCCTTGATTATTATTCTTCCCACCACAGCACAGAGATCATTTGCCTAGCCGCAGGTTTCACCGCGGACGACGTGCAGGTGTGGGCCCCCGACAAAATACCCGATTGGGTGTTTAACCACATGGTTCACGGCGGCAAAATATCCGCATGGAACGCGTCGTTCGAGTACCACATTTGGAACCGTGTGGGCGAGCGCTTTTGTTGGCCCACAATCACATGGAGTCAACTGATTGACTCTATGGCCATAGCGGCCGCAAACAACATCCCACAGGACTTGGATACAGCCGGCGAGGTTATGCAGGCAGACTTCCAAAAAGACAAGCGCGGCAAGAAGCTTATTCAACTGTTGAGCAAGCCCAAGAAGGACGGCACGTTCAACATGGACCCAGAGCTACTGGCCGAAATGTTTGAGTACTGCAAACGTGACGTGCAGACCGAGATTGCAGTCGTCGGAAAGTTACGCCAACTGTCACCTTCCGAGCAGTCTGTGTGGGTGGCAACCCAGAAGATCAACCAACGCGGCGTGCCAGTGGACCCCGCGGAGTTGGGCAACATCATCAACGTGGTGGCTCACGAGATGAGCCACATTAACGAAGAGATTACGCGCCTGACTGGCGGCATTGAGGTGTCCAAGCGCGAGCAACTGCTCAACTGGTTCAGGTCCAAGGGTCTGGACATACCAGACATGCAGGCCGAAACAATTGAGAATCTAACAAAGAAATCGCATTCTAACAAGGACGTTGTTAGGGTTCTGGAATTACGTTACGAGGGTTCTAAAACGTCTGTCACCAAGTTCAATAAGATGGGCGACGTGCAGGTAAACGGTCGCATTCGTAACGGTCTGGTGTACCACGGCGCCTCTACAGGGCGTTGGGCCAGTCGTGGGATCAACCTGCAGAACATCGCGCGCCCCGCGCTGTGGATGAAGGACCAAGACATTGCAGACGCTGTGCAGATAGGTCTGGAGCATGGAGGCTACTTGGCCATGAAGGAGCGCTTTGGTGACCGTGTGATGGACGCGTGCTCGTCGATTGTGCGCAACGCCATCAAGGCACCGGAGGGGTACACCTTTGTGGACGCTGACCTGTCATCGATAGAGAACAGGGTGGCGTCGTGGATCGCAGGCCAGAACGACAAGGTGGAGTTGTTCCGACAAGGACTGGACGAGTACAAAACGTTCGCGTCAACAAGCCTGTACAAGGTGCCCTACGAACAGGTGACCAAGGACATGCGTCAGGTCAGCAAGTCTGCTGTGCTCGGTTGCATGTTTGGGCAGGGCGCAAAGGGCCTTGTGGCCTACGCTGAAGGCATGGGGGTGATGTTGGACCTCGGGCAGGCAGAGAACGCTGTGAACGCGTACAGGCTGTCTTACGCTAAGGTGAAGAACTGTTGGTTCCTAATGGGTCAAGCGGCCATCGACGCTATTAAGGAGCAGGGAAGCCCCTTTAAGGCCGGTAAGGTGACGTTTAAGGTGGTTAAGGGCGCGTTGTGGATGCAACTACCCAGTGGCCGCCTAATTTGTTGGCAAGCCCCTGAGGTCGTTCAGGAGTACACGCCATGGGGTAAGTTGGCTGACGTGGTGTATGTTACCAGTCAGAACACTTTCACCCGCAAGTGGGGCCGCAACAAGCTTATTGGTTCTAGCATCTTCCAGTCCGCCGTTCAGGGAACCGCAAGAGATTTTCTTGCCGAGGCTACGCTTGAACTGGAGGGTAAAGGCGTTTCGGTGATTAACCTGATCCATGATGAAATTCTTTCGTTATGCCGTGTTGAAGACGCGAAACAAACTGAAGAATTGGTGATGAAGTCTTTGACCACACCACCAAGTTGGGCGGGAGATTTCCCGCTTGCGGCAGAGTCTTGGATCGACACACGCTACCGCAAATAAGGGCGAGAAGGGGGGTGGTTTGGTAGCCACTCTTCTCCCCCAAGCCTATAAGTGTGTCAAACCACCCTGTGCGTAGTTCACGCCATACTTGGTTTTTAGTCGCGGGTCTTTCCACGATGTTTTCTCTACGTCACGCGCCAGCACCAGCGGGCCGGCCTGAATCTTTTCAGCCGCGCTAAACACTGGTTGCATGTCGGCCTTGTCGTAGAACTGTGACCCGCGGTATGGGTTCATGCCGATCTGGCGCCACGTGGGGTCCTGTAGGGCCTCTGCAAGCATCCTGCGGACCTCTTCGTCCTTGGTTGTTTGTTGGTTGCCCACCATCATAGCGAACGGGCCCTTATCGGCGCCCTCTTCAGCGGCCAAGGGTGTCAACCCCTGCGGTCTAGTCCCAAGCCCCACGCGGATGGCTTTATTTGGGTCAGACTTAAACTCCACGTCTTTTAAATGTCCTGTGTGACCATACCCAATAGGTTTGCCTGCGGGGTCGTGCATTGTGTCAACGTAGGTGCCATAGCGCTCGTACGCCGGAATGTCAAGGCGGTTACCAACACGCATGCCCTCTGGCACCTGCAGGTTCAAACCAAGAATACCCCTGTTAACTTTGTTTGAATCCAATGCGGACACAATGTCAATATCAGAGTGTGCCTTTGGCAACTCAGTCAACGGGCGCATCGGCCTACGCTCGTTCATAATGCGCAGGTAGTCGGCCTGTGATATTTTGCCTGTCATGTACGCTTCAAGCGCTTGGGCCAGTTGGGGGTCTTGCTGTTGCTTATAAGGCTTTGCGTTTAACTTGCGCCACGCTTCAATCTTCTCAGGCGTTAGCTTGAGCATGTCATACGCCGACTCCGCAATACGCGTGAGCGCGCCAACCTTACCACCACGATCAAAATGTTGTACCTGACCGCCCTCTGCGTAGCCTGCGTCTTCCGCCATGGTGATGTAGTCTTTGCTGATAAGCTGTGGTCGCTTTGGATAAGAGAACCAAGCGTTGCCGTGGGGCTCCATGCCGATACGCGGTTTGATCTCGTTGTACCAGTCACGCACAGCAATGTTCTGTGGCACCGCAGGGAACTGCACCTGTTTGTCTTCGCCTGTAACTTTCCAACGATAGTCGGGGTGCAACACATCGTCGGTGTACTGTGCAGGCACATTGTCTACACTGAACAAACGCGTACCAACCGCGCTTGTAGGCGCGCCCCTAGTAAACGGGTCTGCGTGGTCTTCTAAAATGTTTGCGTACTGAGGCACAGTTGCGGGTTTGCGTGTTCCAAGGCCCATGCCAAGGAGGTCGCCCATAGCCTTGCGACCCTCAAACGTGTCTCCAGCAATCGCCCTAACAGCGTCCTTGTCCATGATGTTAAACTTGTCTCTGAACGGCAGGTCTTTTAGTGTGCCTGTTGTCTTGGCCTTGTTTAAAATAACTTGGTTAATTTTTTCAATCTGTTCGGGTGTTACTTGGCCCGCGGCTTGGTTCTTGTAGAACGTATCAAGCACGTCGTTGAAAACAGTCTTGTTAGACCTGTGTTGATCTGGCGCACCAATGTAGTTGGTGTTGATCATAGGACGGCCATTAAACTCTCTAGCGGATTGAATTAGCCTGTTTGCGGCCTCTTCGCTGTCGTTCATCCACACAGCCTTGTTGGCCGAATGAATTGGGTTTATGTTTTGGAAGTTAGGGAAGCCTGTGCCACCCCAACGATTGCCGTGAACACCCTGTCTGTCAGACATGTGCACGCCAAGATACTGGTCTTGGTACGGCCTAATAGCCTCACTAAACTTTAATTGTTGTGTTGGTTTTGGTGCAAACTTTGCAATCTCTTCGGCAGATGGCATAACCAACTGGCCCGGGGGGTTACCAAACGCGCCGGCAATTTTACCCACTACCTTTTTTGCGAGTCCAGTACGACCACCACCGTCAAAGTGCTCAACGGCGGACAGGCCGCCGTCCGGCTTTTTTATTGCACCACCTTTTTTATACTTAGGCGGTTCACCTGTTGGTTGCAACACTGACTTGGTTTCATCTTCTGTTTTAAAGATGTCATACAATTTTTGTGCGCCTGCACCCAGTGCGCTTGTGAGCGCGCCTGCAACTTTAGCCTTGGGGTTAGAGTGCGTCATGCCGGTGGCGCCTAGCGCGCTAACACCTGCTAGTCCCGCGCCTGCATAATCGCCCTGTGCGGCACGTTGTGACATGTCGTTAACTTGTGCGGCGGCCATACCGCCACCAAGGGCATTGACCAACTGGCCCGGACGTGAACCAAAGTTAATTGGTTTGGGTTGTGCTACAGGCAAACCACCAGCAACGGGTGGTGTGGTAACGGGGGCAGGCAACACCTTGCTACCTTGACCCACAGTGTTAGGCAGTGCAATCAAAGAAGTAGGGCCTGCAGGCGCCATGTTGGGGTACATGGCCTGCGCTTTGGCCAGACGTGCGCGCATCTCTGGCTCCATTTGACCCATAGCGGCTTGACTGGGTTGGTTGGCTAAACTCTGGGCCAACATTTGCTCGTGCTGGTTAACGTTCCAATTGTCCTTGCCTGTGCCAAACATTGGCGCTTTGTTTGCGGCGGCCTGTGCTTGTGCCTGCGCGTCTTTGGCGGCACGGTCCGCGGCAATTTGAATGCGCATCTGGTCCATGCGCTTTTTGCTCATTGGTTTGTCAGGACCAAACGCAAAACCTGCGGCGGCGCCAGCACCGCCGGCCATGACATCAGAGATGTCACGCTGACGACCAAAACCTTGTGCGGGGGCTACAGTGCCTGCAAGGCCCGTAATATCTAATGGTTCAACATCTTCTAGTTCAATGTTGAATCTGCTTTTGCCTTCTTGTGCGGGGGGAACTTTAACAACGGAAGTAGTTGGGGTGGCCATACCTGCGTATCCTTTAACTTTCTGAATGTGGTTTATCGCGGCAGGACTGGCCTGACCGTTTTTAAAATATGCGCTGTTAGGGCCGTCGTGATAAGCAATCAAAGCTTTGTCCACGTCGCCTTGGTACTTATCAAGCATCTGTTTCATGTAAGCCACACCACCACGAATGTTCTCCATTTCGTTATGGCGGTTCACACCCATGTCTTTGGCGGCCGCTTTACCAAGCATCATCACACCAGTGGGTCCTGTCTTAGACTTTTTGCTTTGGTCGAATCCACTCTCTTGCATGGCCATACCGTATGCCAATTCCGCAGGCACACCTTGTGCCTTTGCTTCCGCAATAACGCGCTGTGCTGTAGCGCGTTGTTTTGGGCTGAGTGATTCAAGCCCGGTCATCGTGCGGGGTCCCCGGGATAAACTGCGTCAGTGATACCAAACGTTTTAGCGGTGCGATAGAACTGGTTGCGTTGCATGTCGGCCAACTCTTTACTAGACTTATATTGTCTCCAAGTCATGCCCGCGCTCTTCATGTCATTCCATAAACGATCTTGGTCCATCTTGTTGCGCGCTTCAAGTTCAGTTGCCTTGGCCATGCGCATCAAGTTAGCAGGAGACATGCGGTTCACGTTACCCACCGCGGTGTCAATCAGCTTACGCTCATTCTCTGTCACAGCGCCTTGGCCCTCAAACACCTTACGTGTGTAGGCAAGCTTTAAACCCTCTACGTCTTTGGCTACACGAACGTACGCGTCCAAAATTTTTGGGTCTTTGGCTTTTGGGTCCATCTTAACAACAGCCTCAGTAAAACCGGGCGCGTTAATTGAACCTAGTTGACCAACTTGAATGCCTTGGTCAATCAAACCAAAGAACGCAGACTGAGCGCCACCACCAGCAAGCTTGCCCAACAAACTTCCCGCTGTGCGAATATCTTTTTGCATATTCTGAGCAACCATAGAATTGGTCTTAGCTTCTTTTACTTCCGCGCTATGGGTTTCCAATTCTTTCGCGGCGGTTTCAGCATTTTTCTCTGCTTCTCTTGTTTCACCCGCGCGACCAACAGCCGCAATTTTTTGTCGTTCTTCAAGGTCCTGTTTAGACCCGTAAGTAAAACCAGTGGCGGGGTTGATACCCGTTGCTGAAGCAGGGGCCGCCGCTACAGGCGCAGGAGCCGCAGGGGCCACAGGAGCCGCAGAAGTAGGTCTCGGCGCGGTAGCTACAGGAGCCGCCGCAGGGGCCGCAGGAGCCCCCACAACAGGAGCAGGGGCGGGGGCAGGAGCCGCAGTGGCAGGAGGGGCTAAAAGGGCACTAGCGGCACCAAACGGTGTTTGTTGTACGTCTCCACCGGCGGTACGAATATCTTGTGGGTTAAAAGCAGTAGCCCCAACAACGTTCGTAAACATTGCCGCGTTAAATTGGGGTGTGCCGGGCAAGATACCCGCGGCTTTTAAACGACGCGCCATTTCGTCTTGTTTAGTCAACGCCAAAGTTTGCTTAATTGCTTCCTCTGGGTTAGTTTGTGCTAAAACACGAATGCTTGCTTGTTGTGTGGGTGTTAAGAATTCACCAGAGACGGCACCTTGAGCCGCTGGAGCGCCTTGTTGATCCATAGGAGCACCTTGAGCCGCTGGAGCACCTTGAGCCGCTGGAGCACCTTGGCCTCCCATTCCGGGAAGAGACGTCAAAGGGGGCAAACCAGAAGCCGCACGAATTGCGTTTTCAGTCTGCAACATTTGTTGCGCTTTTTGTTGCTTCTCTTGCATCAAGCGCTCTTCTTGTGTCTTCAACTGTGCCATGTTGACACGCATGTTGAACACGTCTTGCTCGTTGGTGCGCTCTTTGGCGCTCTGGGTCTGCATGTTCTGGGCCATCTGGTTTTGAGTGTCCCCAAGAACAGAACGCATTTGGTCCATGCCCTGCTCAAAGCTACCTTTGTAAGCCTGACGTTGGTTGATCATTTGCTGAAGGTAGTCGCGAATGCTGGCGCTGTCGTCCATGCCGAGTGCAACACCCTTGTTGCCAAGAACGTTCAACCCGCTCTTGCCAAGCATTTCGCCTTTTACAAGCGGCAGTCCACCTGTTGGTTCAATCGTTGGGTTTTCCATAATTAGTAATCGCCTTCACCAAAAGTGCCACTGCCGCTACCACCAAAGTTTACACCCGCGACGTCACTAGACAGCAGTTTGTTCAACCATGGGTACGCGGTGTTTGCATTATACGCGTTAGAAAGCACGTTGCCTGCGCCACCAATTGCAGTAAGACCTGCCAAGAAGTTAGCGTAATCGCCTTTAGACGTGGTTGTCTCCACACTCTTGTCGGTTGTTGGGCCCATCGCGTTGATGATGTCGCTGTACTTAGCCAGTGTGGGCAAGCCGCCCATCATCTCTTGGGTTGCTGTGTTCAGGGACGTCGTGCCATACTGTGAGCCAACGTTACCCAACGCCTGACCCGCTTGGATAGACTGTTGCATTGCGTCCATGTAGGCTTTGTTTTGCTGTTCAGCCAGTGTGGTCAACGCGCCTGCGCGCGCTGTGTTGGTGGCTGTTTGGCCGCGCAAGGACCCGTAATTGCCGCTTCCAATACCGCCGGCGCCAACTTGCGCCGTAATCTCTGGAAGGATCTGGTCCAGCTTGGCATTTTGCGCCGCAAACAAACCACCCAAGGGGGTAGACGTGTCGGGCGCGCCAGTGGAAAGGAACGGGTTTGCGTTGGCCGTCTGCGCTGTTTGTAGACCGCTGATAGCCGTTGTGAAAGGGTTGGCGGTTTGACTGTTAAGGTCGCTGATCAAACCGGCCGCAACAGTGCTACCCGGGGCCGTGGCCGCTTGGTATGTTTGTGGTGCCTGTGTGGCAATGTTCTGTTGTGCGGTGGTAAACCACGTTGGCAGTGTTGTGTTAACTGTACTGCTTGAATCAAAAACGCTCATTTTCTTCCTTTCATGTGCGCGCTAGATAGGTATTCTAGCGGGCCTTTGCTTTCTGGTGGCAACTCGCCCGGGGGGTTAGAGTGCTTGTGTTCGCGGATTGTTTTAATAAACTGGTCCAAAATATCTGCACCAGAGTCACTGGAGCCGTTACCCAAAGCAGACACGACGTCTGCGGGCAACACAAATTCACTGTTGGCCACCATGGCGGGGATCTGGTCTGACGTACCATCACCACGGCCTTGGATGTAGGTTGTTCCTGCGCCACCCTCAGAGTAAAACTCTGGTTGACCCATGGGGTGCTCGGGCACCATGCCGCCCTCGGCAAAACTAAAGAAACTGAGTAGATCCAAAGCAGGTGCCTCTTCTTTGTTATTTTCCTCTTCCTTTTTATCCGTTTCTTCTTCGGGTGTCAAGGTTTTTTCAGGAGTGGATGGTGGTATTGCTACGCCCGCCAAACTAAATAGTAAGGGGTTCAAAATTGGTGCGTCTTCCGACACCTTTTTGTAAGAAAATTTTGCGTCTGCACCAAGGCTTGGTGTTGGTGTATACCCACCACCACCACCACCACCGCCTGTTGTCTTAGTTGGTGTGGTGGGAGGGGTTACCACAGGAGGGTTCACCACAGGAGGGTTTACCACAGGAGGGTTCACCACAGGAGGGTTCACCACAGGAGGGTTCACCACAGGAGGGTTCACCACAGGAGGGTTCACCACAGGAGTGTTCACCACAGGAGGGTTCACCACAGGAGGGTTCACCACAGGAGGGTTCACCACAGGAGGGGTTACTACCTCAGGCTTAACCTCTGGTTTGATCTCAGGCTTAACCTCTGGTTTGACCTCTGGTTTGACCTCTGGTTTGACCTCTGGTTTGACCTCTGGTTTGACCTCAGGCTTAACCTCAGGCTTCACCTCAGGCTTAACTTCTGGTTTGACCTCAGGCTTAACTTCTGGTTTGACCTCAGGTTTGACCTCAGGTTTGACCTCAGGTTTGACCTCAGGCTTAACTTCTGGTTTGACCTCAGGCTTCACCTCAGGCTTCACCTCAGGCTTCACCTCAGGCTTCACCTCAGGCTTCACCTCAGGCTTAACTTCTGGTTTGACCTCAGGCTTTGGAGAAATTGCAGGTTCTCCGGGAACCACCACAGGCTTTCTTTCTGGTGTCGCGGGCTCAACAGCAGGGTCGTTTGCTGGAGGCGCTGTAGGAGCCACAAAAGGCTCCTCAGGGGTTACAACAGGGGGTTGGAAAGGATCGTTTGCTGGAGGCGCTACAGGCGCAACAAAAGGAGGCTCGTCAGGTGTTAAATCTGGTGGAGGAAACTCTTCCGCTGGTTTAACCAAAGGCAATCCAGAAACAGGGTCAATGTTTTGCCATGGTTGTACTTCTTCATCCGTGTCTGTGTAGTCGCCGGGTTGAACAACGTAAGGTTTTTGTTCGGGTGCCGTTAATGTGTCTGGCTTTACGTTTGGTGGGTTTACAAAACCTCTACCTGCGCCAGCCTTGTTTACATCATCCAATGTAATCATTCCGGATTCGCGCAAACGTTGTAGTGTTGCGTCTTCACCCACGTTTGTAGAAGGTGAGTATGTGCCTAATGCAACACCCGCGTTCAACACCCGCGCAATAGAGCTTCCCGCGGCAGTCAGTACTTTTTCTAACGCAGTGAGCTTTGACGCGTAATTAGGGTCGTTTGCCGCCGCTTGAACCAAACGTAATAGCGGCGCCGTTGATGCGGCGCTTACTCCACCGGGCTGTCCTACTGGCAAAGCTAAACCAGCAACATCGTATTGCTGTATGAGGTCTTCGGCCGCTTGTGCGTAGTTGGTGTCCTCAGGCAAGTCTTGTGTAAATGTTGTTGGTGTAACACCTGCTAGTGCGGTGTCAAACTGATTAGACGCGGCCAGTGCGTCCTCTGGTGTACCACCAGCCGCAATGACGTCTTTAAACGCCGTGAACGCGGTGTTGCTTGTGTTGGCCGCGTTGGCCGCGTTGTTAAACGCCGACGCGGCGCTCATAAGCGCAGAGGGGTCGCCGGTTTGGTTAAAACGATCAAACGCCTGTGTCACGCGCAAAGCCGACGCGGCAAGCTTGGCGTCACTGCTACCGGTCAACGAGGCCGCGGCGTCTGCCACCCCCGCAAAGTCGTTGTTGGCAAACGCGTTGGCCGCGTTGGCTATGGTTAAACCAGTGCGAACCTCTGAGGGTAAATTAGCGCCAGCGTAATTAGCGGCGGAGTTTAGTAGTCCAGAAACGTTGCCTGTTTGAATTGCGTTCAAACCACCAACAAAGTTTTTAGCGTCGTTGATTGGTATGCCACCAATGTCGGTAAAACCAGCCGACCCAGCGGCACCAAGCGCGCCAAGTGCGGCGCCTGTCCAGTTACCCTGTCCTGCTGATATGGCGGCGTTAGCGGCTTGTGCAAACGGGGCCACGCCGGGAATGAACGAGGCGGCAGACAGGATCATCTGCAGGCCACTCAGATCATCAGCACTGGACGCGCCTGTGGTGTACAGAATGGGTTTACCTTGCGCGTCAAAACCAACGTTGTACGCTGTGTTGCCCTCTCCAGTGTACGTGCCAGAGAACGCGTTACCCACACCACCACGTTCGCCGTAGTCGTTGACTAGCTGTTGGCCTGTGGCTTTATTGACTAAAACTGTTTGCGTGCTCTCAGGAACGTACTGTGTTCCCTGCTCGGTCTCATAAGACGACGCGGGTATTGTGATTGTCTTTTGGCCAATTTGGTTGATGTCTGTAACACCAGAGGCCACCAAGTTCTCGGCCATTTTTCGTGCGTTGGCTTCTGCTGAACCAAAACCCTCGCCGGTCCATTGTCCCATCGTGCCCTGACCAACAATTTGGTTGTACACGTTGTCAACGTTTTCGGTGCTTATTCTGTAGTCTTGTCCACCAAGGTTTGCGGTTGTTGTGCCCGCTCCGGTGTTTGTATTAGAGTCATAATCACCGAAGTAGTTGTCTGTAGTTGAGCCTGTAGTTGTACCCGCTTGTTGTACAGCAAGTGTCGCCGCTGTGTCTGTATCTACGCCGCGGTTTACCAAATTGTTGTACGCGTCTGCAAACTGGTTAATGTAGGTTGCTTTTGAGGCATCGTCTTTTAAGTGAAACCCACTTGCGTCCATCAAATCTTTTTGATTCAACAGCCCAGACATTGCATCAACAAGGGTTACGTTTGGGTTGTTTTTTGCTATGTCACTGTACAAACTGTCCATCTGTAAGTTTGTGCGTGAAATAGCGTCATCATACGAACTGGCATTTGGTTGACCAGATAAAATAACTTTAACGCCCTTGTCTCCCAACCTAGAAACAATTTCATTCAGGTTGCTAGTGATGGTGTTTCGGTCAACACCTTGGGCAATGTCATTGGCACCAACGTCTAGTACAACTGTAGAACCCGGCGCAAAAGTTCCACCGTCTCTTTCAAAAACATTTAACTGGTTTAAAACGTCTGAAGTTTTTTGGCCACCTACGGCTGTGTTTGTAACGTTTTGACCAAAAACTTGGTTGGCAAGGTTTGTTTTTTCGTCACCAGCCATCCAGCTAGCACCGGCCAAGATAACGCCACCTAATTGGTTGGCGTTGTTTGCGGGTGTTGTAGGTAAACCACCACCGCCGGTAGCAGTTGTTCCTGTATCAACTACCGCGGCCGGAGTTTCTATTGCATTTAACCCACCAGTTGTAGCTGGCGGGGTGTACGATGCTTGAGGAATGTATGGGTTTGAGGTGTCCTCTAGGACAGTATTATTTCCACCGGTAACAGCAGATAAACCACCAACAGGTGCTGGCGGTGAAACAGCATCATAGCGAGACTGGACATTTGAAAGATCAGCCCCCGTAGCACGAGCAATATCTGCTGGTGTCAGACTGAATTGGTCCATTGTAGACGCAACAGTGGCATCATCCGCTCCGGGATTAGCTAAAAACCAGTCAAATATCTGTTGGTCTGAGATTGCCATTTGTGTGTGTTGGTTTGGGTATTCCTATAGAGAATTACCCATAAATTGAAGAGCTTACGCCCCGTCGCCGTTGATAGCCATGGTCAACGAGAGGGCCCAATCTTGCCAGTTTATAAACGCCCCGGGGTCTGGAACGGAATACTTGTCAAACACTGGGTTAACGGCAACAGACTGCGCCACCTCTTGCCACTGGTCTTCAGGCAAAACAGAAAACGACTGGTCCCCAAAATAATGGACCAGTTGCCCGTTCCATTCATCCCACGTGGCGTAAGCTGGCAGGAACTCAATGACGTTCATTAGGGGCGCTCGTCGCCAAGTTCTGCCGTGATCAACACGCGGCCCATCTCGTAGTCGCCGTCAATTATGTTGCTTCTAAAACGCAAATTGACCAAACGGTACTCGGCGCGCAGGTCAACCTTACCGGAATTTTCTCCGTACACAAAAGGCCCTTTTTCCTCTATTTGGCCGTCGGCAAAGGGTCTGCCAACAATTGTCAACTCCATGTCACCGACTTGCTTAAAGTCCGGCTCAATACGCGTTAGGTGCATGCGCCTGTTAATGCCCGTAGTGACGTCTTCTGCGGGTGTGCCGCCCACAAAGCTGATGTCGCAGGTTTCAACAAACGAGTCAATTGCAAACTCATCAACGTCTGTGATTTTGTTCTTGCCAAACTCTTGCTCCCAGATCACGTACCCGCCAGTTGCCTGCGTCATAATACTACCAGCAACCACACCAGCGGCCACGGGGTCAGCAAAGGTAATGGTTGTGTACCCACCAGAGGCGTTGTTAGTGAACACAGCCGCGGTGATTTGGTTGGCAGACATGAACGTTGGGTCCAGTGTCTGGTTAAAAACCATGAACGAGCCCGCGGGGTTGGTTGTCAAGTCACCCGGCGCAATAACCTGATAGGCCGTTGTGACCGGCGCTGTTGCGCGGTTAGGGCCGTATGTCAGTGTGTAGTTGATACCCAGACGGCCACTGAACTGCCAGTCCGCCCAAATGGGCCTTGGGAACACCTCGGTCACGTAACCGCAGGACCTGCGCGCGCCTTCTGCTTGGCCGGCGTCGTACCAGAGTTGGTCTTTAACGTTGTAGATGATGCAGTCTGTGCACTCTGTTGCCGTGCCCCGTGGGTAAAAAAACCAGATCTCGTTGTAGCGAGGAACCTTGGTTGCCCACACCTTTTGACGCGCGCCAAAGTTAATGTTGTCAAACAGGTAGTTTACGTTCTTGTCGTTTGGCAGTACTTTAACCGAGCCGTTGTACAGATAGAACCGGTCAACACCCATCCAAAAATACACGCCGTCCATCTCAACAACTGAGCTAGAAGACATGATAGAGATCTGACCCGCCACAATGTCGTAGCGCCAGTAGTAGGGGGTTGTTGCGGTGAATGACGCACGTACCAGTGAGTCTGTGGCCCAGAAGAGGCCAGAGGGTGAGGCGGTACCGCCGCGCACTGGGAAGCCCTTAACGATCTTACCCGCGGCCACGTTCACGTCGTTGGCCAGCGTGCCGTTCCAGTCGTTGAACGTTTGGACTGACGCAGACCCAGAGGCAAACGACACGTTGTTGTTGCGCAGGCCGCCGTAGTTGCTGTACACAAAAATAAACGGGTGCAACACCACCACGCCACCACTAGCGTCTATGGGTAAAAACGTGGGTGTTGCTCCACCAGAATCCACAACTTGGGTCAGCACGTACCTGCCGGTTGTGGGGTCTGGTAAGAAGTCACCCGCGTACAGCGAGGTCAAAACGTCAGAGTCAATGTTTGCTAGGTTGCGCCCGGGGTGTGCAAGCAGTTTAGAGTTGCCCGCGCCAGAGGAGTCAAACGCCACGTCAAACTGCCACAGGTACTGTGTGTTGGTCGCTATGCCGTTGTTAAGGTATATCTCAAACGGCGCGGTGGCAGACAGGCCGGTGGATGAAGACACCACAACGGTTGTTCTGTTGGTGCCTGAGTTGTATGTTGGGACCGCGCTGACAGTGTAGTTGGTGCGAACACCCGACGTGTTGTAGGCCCAGAAAACAGTTGCGTTTGCAAGTGTTGTTGTTTGGTCACCAAACACTGTCAGTGTGTTGGTGCCAAGGTTAATTGCTGTGACAACGTAGGTGCTGTTAAATTCAACAGGGAACGGGCCAATACCCACACCTTGGTCGGTGCCGGTGTTAAAGACCTCAATGCCCTTGTAGTTGCCGGCGTAAATGTAGTTAACGCCATTTTGTGTGTTGGTAATTAGTCCGCGTGGAACGCCGGTTGGGGAGGCAAACATTTGACGGTAGCCTCCGATCTTCTTGGCCTTGCCGCGCTGAAAGCGCGCCCACATACCGTCACCAAACTCGTCGGTTTCAAACCGTGTGCCGTCCCGCTTAATGCCGGGCTTGACAAACAGCGTAAAGATTTTAGACGGCTCTTGACCTACCGCCATTAGAATGCCCCGCCAGAGATCAAATCTGCCTGAACACGCCCCACAAAGGTGGTGATGAAGTTACCCACGCCGCCTGTGCCGTCCATGGTTGCAATGTTGGTTCCGGCCACAGAAAACCCAAGCTGTGAGTTGTTGGGTGAGTACATGCCGGTCACGGGGTCTAAAGCAAAAGTATACGCGGGTGACGCCGCGGTTCCGCGGTTAATAACCAACTGCCCGATGTTGGACTGAATCAACGGGTAGATGTTGGTGCCGTCACTCAGCACAATGGCCTGCGAGTTATTGGTCAGGCTAAAAGGAGTCTGTACACTTCCCTGAACTTGGAAGTTAATGTTGTAGCCGCTTTGGTTGGTGTCGTTAAGCAGGTAGTACACCTGAGTCACGGCAGGCAACTGAACCAACAGACTGGTTGTGCGCGAACCACTGAGCGCCGTGAAGCGCTGAATAATTGGTGTGGTTGTGATCAGGCTCAGTGTTGCGCCGGCCACGGTGTCCACGTCGTACGTGGCAGACGAGAACGTCAAACTGTTGGGGCGGCCACGGCCCACGGTAAAGAAGTCTTGTTTGGCCGGGTCTCTGTTCACGCAGACAAAGCAAGAGTCTCCAAGGGGAAGTGTGATCGTTGACAAAGAGTCAATTGTCGAGCCAACCGCGCTTGTTGCTAATGTGAGCGCGCCGGTGCCGTTGTTGCGCACCAGAATAAACCAACCCTCTGACAGGGTAGACGCCGCGGGCAGGGTCCACGTGCCGGCGCCGCCGGTCCACACAAAACAAGATCCGCGCGAGGCCGCGTTAATCGTTGGAACCGAGACGTACTCGTTGGTAATGAACGCAGACTCTAGCTTGCCTAAAAGGGCCACAGTGCTGACACCAGCGAGCGAGGCGGCGTCTGCTATGGACGTGCCCGTTCCAAAGGCTATAACAGCCCACACGCCCGCCTGCGTGGTGTTGCTTGTCATGTAGGTGTACTGGGCCGTGCCGGCGGCCACGGTAAACGAGCCAGAGCCCCCAAAACGCTGTACTGTGAACGTGTTGGCACCCGTGTTGCGGATTAGAATGTCCTGACCAACAGACCCCTGTGTGGCGTCTGGCAGGACCAAAATAGACCCCGCAGTGGCCTGAATGTCCATGATGCGCGCGGCAACCTGCTGGCCCGCGTTAACGTATTGTGGCCAGTACAGTTGGAGCGTGCCAGTCAGCGCAACACCGGCGTAGCTGACGTCGGTCGGCTGGATTACGTTGCCGGTAAAGGGCGAGGTGTATGTAGGCATTAAGGTTCCTGTCTTGTGGCGTTGCGGTCAACCATACGGCGTTGGTCTTCACCCTTGAGCGCGGAAATCGCGGCGTCGTAGTACCCTTTCCATACGGCCAGTTTATCCGTGTTTTTAAGGTAGCCTTGGGTCTGCAAGAGCGTGCCAAACAGCAAGGCCTGTGGGGCCTCTCTGGTTAGTAGGTTTTCTTGGTTTTCAATATCAAGCGGCTGAATGCGGCTGTAGTAAATTATTTCAACGTTGTAGGCGCTGTTGGGTATCGGTGCCAAAGCCCAGTGGTCGTAGTCGTAGTCGCCGTAGTACAAAGGCTGTCCGGGGCTTGACTCGGTTTGAAACTGCGTGACGTAGTCCATGGACCTGTTCAAGATTGGTTGCCCGTTAATCTTCATGCTGATTGTTTTACGCCAACGAACTGGTTTTTCCAGAACGGGGTTGTTCACAATTAACGTGGTGTTGACCACATTAAGTTGCATTAAGGTTTTGATCTCCGCGGCAATACTCTGCTCGGTGAGCATAATAAGGCGCGGGATCTGTTCCACAAACGACGCGTCGTTACGCTCGCAGTATCTTTTGACATCCTCTACGAGGCTGTCATACGTCATCGTTTGTGCGGACATTTATTTACTCTTTTGGTTCTACGTCAGTCACTTCACCCTCTTCAGGCTTGGCTTCCAACGCTTGTTTTAGAAGTTCAAAAAAAGCGTTGCGACCCACTTGAAGTTGATCAACGTTAAATTTTGCTGAATCAAGTTTGCGATCCAAGTCGGCAACATGGTTGAGCAACATCTGCTGTTGCTGTGTCATGTCTTCAAACTTGTACTCTACGCCGTCGATTGTCACAGGGGTCTTTTCATTTTTTCCCATGATGTTTCCTTTAATGTGCCACCAAGATCGGGTGGTGGCTTCCCGTTAACTTAGGCGGCCCAAGGCAAAGGTTGTGCGGCAGGGCTGACAGGCGGTGTAATCATGCTGTCGATTTGTCCCTGCACACACTGCTGTGCGCTTGTAATGGCTGACTCAGGAATCCAACCAATGACGGTGGCTTCTGTCAACTGATCGTAGGGGATGAATGCACCCACTTGGTCAGCAGAGTTGAACTGCGTGTTGCCACCAATAGAGGCAGTGTAAGTGCCATCTACGCCAGTGACTTGATACAGCACATTAACAACGTAATCTGGATCGGGAGTTTGCAAAGTGTACATTGCGGTGATTGTCGTAGTAAATTGAGTCATGCTGATGCTCCTTGATGATGACCATGATTGGCAAATTGACCGTGTGCCATTTCACGAAGTAAATCCATAAATTCAATAGCCAAATCTTTTGTTTCAAATACCCGTGCTATTTGTGTTCCACGAACCCAAAGTTTGGCCTGCCATTTTCTCTTTTGTTTGTTGAAATGTACACCTTTAAATCCACTGGTATTAACAGTGTTAATTCTTGTGTTGCACATATTTTCAGAAACAGATGCTTGACGCAGGTTCTCAATTCTATTGTTAGACCCAACGCCATCAATGTGGTCTATGTTTGCGGGAATATATCCGTGGTGCATAAGAAAGACCAACTGATGCAAATAGTATTTACGCTTGTTATGCACCATTGTTAAATAACCACTGCCGTTTGGACAGCCAACTTTTCTACCCGTTAATACGCTTGGCCTACCACGGGATATGATTTTTGGCTTCCAAAATAACTCACCGTCCCTGTACTCAAACAGGCGGTGTGCCTCTTCTTGTGTCAGGGTAATCATAATTAAGGTGTGGGTGGTGTTGGTGGAACGTAAGGCTGTGGAGATGGTTGGCTCCAAGCGTATGTAGCTATGTTGGCGTAGTACACCTCATCCAGCACTGTGGATGCTGTTGGGTCGTTAGGCGTGAGAACACAACGCCAGTAGGTTGATGAGATGACAACGCCATCCTTTAAGACATCGGTGCTTTTGCGAACACCAATGCATCCGTTGGGCTGGATGTTGAACTCGGAGATGTAGGTAACTTCAGTGAATGTTGACATGATTTTTTCCTTAAATTAAACAAAGTATGTAGCAGTTCCAAATACAAAATTTCTGTTTCCTGATGCGGTAGACATACTTCCTGTTGTTACTACTACTGGGTCAGTACCCGATCCAGTAACAGTAAAAGAACTATACAAATACATAACTGCTGTATTTGGTTCAACAGAGCCTACAATAGGAGGGCTTGACACCCATCTGCTTGCGTTATTAATATTAACAGTAGCGTTAGATCCTGAGCTTGATGAGGATGTAAAAGGTAAACCAGAAATATTTAAAGAAGAACTAGTAATAGTTAATCCGTCACTCATCATTCCAAACCATATAGTTACTTGGCTACCAATTTTTCTGTAATAACCATTACGAATACTACCGTAAGTTATACCTGTAAGTCCTCCGTTATAAGAAGGTGTCCAAGTCCCCTCCTCATAATCATCTAGCGTATTAGCGTCTGATGATGCTGATTGAGTTGCGGGGAATGTGATGCCTGTGCCAGTTTGTGGGAATGCACCATTAAGCGCAACAGACCTTGTGCTATTAGTTGAGATAAGTGGATTACCATCCCCATCAGACAGCACGATGTAGTTGCTTGATGTGCGAATGTCTAGGCCACCTTGGTTGCCGTTGTAAACGCCAAGAATGGTGTTCTTGGAGCCACTGGTCATTGCCGACCCAGAACCATGACCTATGAAGGTGTTTTGGTTGCCCGTAGAAGAAAGGCCAGATTTGTAACCAATAAAGGTGTTGTAAAAACCGTTGGTTGTGTACCCAGCCTGATGACCTAATGCAGTGTTTGAGCCTGTACTTGCTGTTGTTTGCAAGTACAACGCCTGATAACCAACAGCCGTGTTTTCGGAGGCTGTAGTGTTAGCTTGGAGGGCTTGAACGCCAAAAGCGGTGTTTTGGCTACCAGTAGTGTTATTAAATAACGCAAGAGAACCAAAAGCACTGTTAAAGCTTCCGGTGGAATAGTACAGAGCAACAAAACCAAGCGCAGAGTTATCAGTGCCTGTTACGTTTGTTGCAAGCGCACGACCGACAGCTACGTTGCTTGAGCCAGTTGTATTTGCCGCCAGTGCATCTCGTCCAACAGCGACGTTCCAATCTGCGGTTGTGGCGGATTTAAGTGCGTTGTGACCAATTGCAACGTTTACACTGCCTGTTGTGTTAGCTGTCAAAGCATAAGCGCCAAGGGCAACGTTATCTGCGCCAGTGGTATTTGCAGAAAGAGCTTGACGACCTATTGCGGTATTTGAAGAACCTGTATTGGTAGATAAAGCGTAGTATCCTATGCCAACGTTACTACCGCCATCATTTGATGTAGAACCTAAAGCCAATGTACCTATGGCAATGTTGTAGTTTGCAGTGGTTGTACCACGACCAGCAAGAAGACCAATTGATACATTGTCTTGACCAGTGGTATTACTTAACGATGCTTGGTAGCCAATACCTACGTTGTTAATGCCTGTTGTATTTGCGTAAAACGCTTGATAACCTACCGCAGTGTTGCCTGATGCTGTGGTGTTAGATTGGAGTGCGCTATAGCCCAAGGCAGTGTTGTAGCTACCTGTGGTATTTGCATAAAGCGAATTCAAACCTAAAGCGGATGAACCTGCGCCAGTTGTATTTGAAAACATTGACCAGCGACCAAAAGCAGTTACATCACCTGTCGTATTGGTGTATCCCGCCTGATAACCAACAGCGGTGTTGTTAGATGCTGTGGTGTTGGAATACAAAGAAGTATAGCCTATGGCGGTGTTGCTAGTCCCTGTAGTGTTAGTATAAAGAGATGCCGCACCAAATGCCACATTGTTAGATGCAGTAGTGTTGCTACGCATTGAACTATTGCCAACAGCCGTATTCTCCGCACCTGTAGTATTAGAGCGAAGAGCGCCTTGACCTGCGGCAACGTTAAAACTACCCGTAGTAGTATTAAGCATAGCTTCGTAGCCAAGCGCATTATTGTTAGATGCTGTGGTGTTGGCTTGGAGTGCGCTAAGTCCTACGCCTACATTATTAGAGCCAGTAGTGTTGTAATAAAGTGCGTTTACACCCATTGCAATATTGCTAGAACCAGTTGTGTTCGTATAAAAACAATCAGAACCAACGGCTGTATTACTTTCACCAGTGGTAGTTGAACGACCGCTTACATTTCCAACAAATGTACTGTTGCTTGCAGTAGTTAAACTTAATCCTGCTTGTTTGCCAATAAAAGTATTAACAGTTCCTGTTGTGTTTGCGTAACCCGCTTGATAACCTACAGCAGTATTATTTGATGCTGTGGTGTTTTTATTAAGTGCTTGATGACCAAAAGCGGAATTAGAAGAACCTGAGAGGTTTGTTGCTAAAGCGCCATTTCCAAAAGCATTGTTTGTGCCGCCAGTAGTGTTAATGCCAAGAGCCGATCCAACTAACGAATCACTTCCACCGAATGCATTATTGCTTGAGCCTGATGTGTTAGCAGTTAAAGCACCAACTGAAAAACCAGAGTTGTAATTGCCCGTTGTGTTTGCCTTTAATGCCTCAAACCCAACAGCAGTATTTTCAGCCCCACTTGTATTAGCCGCCAAAGCACTAGCACCCAAAGCAGTATTGGTAGACACGCCCCCTGCACCGCGACCCACAGTTAGACCATAGATCAAGCCGTTTGTAGACGCAGAGTCCTTTAGGAGCTTACCCGTTGTGCCATCAAACAGAGCAATGCCGTTAGCCGTAGCAGAGGCTGGGCCGTACACATCACCAGAAGCCGCTGTAGACCATGACAGAACACCGGAGCCATCCGTAATCAGAGCTTGACCACTTGTGCCGTCATCTGCGGGGAATGTCAGTGTGTAGCTTGCACCCAGCGTAGCGGGCGAACGAAGTCCAACATACTCACCGCCAGTTGTGTCTTGAAGGCGTAGTGGGCCTTGGCCTGTGATGTTGACTTGCGTGGAACTAAGCGTTGTGCCGTCCCATGTCAGATTAGCTGAAGCACCGAATACACCACTGTTGTTAAATTGAAGTTGTGTGTTGGAGCCAGCAACAATGCCTGCACCTCCTGCACCTGCAAGCAACGTCACAACACCAGAACTGTTCTCGTAATAGAGTTTGCCGTCAGCAATGTTGATTGCCAATTCACCTTGCGCAAGATTTGCCGCCAGAGGTACAGCCGCCGCAGTGGTGCTGTAGTAAAGCTGTATGGGTGTGTAACCTGCTTGAGCCATTTGGATGGTTCCTTATCGAGTGTAATAACTTACGTTAGGGCGGAAATAGATGGGAGACTTATCGCGGTCTTCTTCTTCAGCGGACAGCGTGGCCTCTGCGGCATCTTGTTTCAACATTTGAATTCTTGCGGGGTCAATGCCCGGCAACAGCTTGGCCACCCTGTGTGACAACTGAGCCTGAATGGCAGGCACCCAACGGTCTGGCACAGCAATCTCGTCTGTCAGTGTGCCCACGTCTTGTGGTTGCATTTCAATAATAAATTGAAACGTCTGAAAAGCATTTTGTGGCACGGGCCACAAATTTATAACCGGGGTCACCTGACGGTCAAACCAGTACTGTAAGGCACGTGTACCCAAGAAGTCTTTGTTTGGCAGGCTGTAGTAGTCGTTGCGGTTCAAGCGCGCCATGGGTATGTCTTGTTGCACCGAGGCCAACGATATAGCACGAACCTTAACAGACACCGCGGACGTGTTGCGCAGGCGCCAGTAAATTGCCTGAGGTGAACCGTCAATCTGCGTGTAGCCCCAAGGGTTGGCGGCGCTGTTTGTTACTGTGGTGAGTGCCACCCACGTAATGCCGTCGTAGCTGTATTCAACGTTCAGTGTGATGTTGCGCACGTCGGCATAAAAGCCGGCGCTTAAAAAGCGTGTTGCGTTGTACGTGGCCGTTGCAGAACCACCCGCGGCGATCGTGTACTCTAGGTCAATGTTGTTTGTGTTGAACGCGCCGCCTGTGCTGTCTGACACGGTGCTTGGGCGTGTCATCGAACGGTAGTTGGCCTCGCGCACGTCCACGGTGCCACGCGGCATCTCGTACTGGCGTGTCTGGGCAGAACTGCCCATCACAAGGTATTCCAACAACCACAGGTTCACACCGCGGTTAGACAGGTTAATCAGGATGTACCAAAGGGCCTGACGGGCCCTGTTGACGTACTCTGGCGTCAACTCCTCGGCCAGCTTGCCCGCTTCGCTGTAGGCAAACGAAATCAACTGGTCGACCGTTATAACGGTCTGCGCAGTTGTGTTCGAGGTGTTGTTGTAGTTGCTTGCCATTATTTCTTCTTAATGCGCTCTGGAAGTTTCTTCTGAGCGGGGCCTGCTTTCACAAACTCTTTTCCCACAGACTGCTTGATGCCTACCTTTTTGGCAAACTCGGGGGAGTGAGCCACCCCCTGCATCAAGCGTTCTTGGGACTTAGACTTGATGGGCATTTAGCACGCACCACCCATGTTGTACTTCTCAGCAACCTTCTTAGGGCCTTTGGCGTTAGGTTGTTTGTCGTCGCTCTTAACACCAATCAAACCCCCGGCTTTGTACGTGCGTACAGTGCCTTTCATCTTAGCGCGGCCACCCTTTTTGAGTTTGGACATGTCTGTCTTCTCGCCACCGTGGGCTTGCTCGTCGTGCATTTTGAAAGCTTTTTTGACGACCTTCTTATCTTGCGCCATGTCTGCGCCTTCGGACTCGTAGTTCTTTTTAGAGTGGTCGATGCGGGGTTTGTAAGCCATTTTATTTCCTTTTTGTTTTAGCAGAATCTTTGAAAGCCTGCGCTGTTGGTGCACCCTTGGTGCCGGGTTTTCTCATCGTTTCAGCAGGGCGCCCTTCGGCTTTTTGCTTTTCGATACGTTCTCTTTTTAAATGAATATTGGCGTATAGTCCGGGTTTCATTAGCAGTTCCAACTTTTCAAAGAAGCTTTAGCGCGTTCTGCAGGCCCTTTAGACTTTGCAACCACGCCCTCCATCCTCGCACAAAAACTTGCTTTACGGCCCGCGTCTGCCTTGGTCTTAGGGTTTGGCGCGGGTGGTTTCAAGTTTGAATTATTCTTGGCGTTGTACTCAGCACGCCCTTTAGCCGTCATGCCCGCGCCTTTATCGGTGGGGTTGTACGTCTTGTCTTTTCCCGTTGTCTTACGGGGAATAGGTTTGTCGTGTTCTCGTGCCATAGTCTTGCGCTCCTATAGATAATTACCCACAAAAAAGGGCCGTTATGCCCTTAAAGTAAAGCGCATTCGGCCACTCGTCTTTTAACCAAACCGGGCAAAACCTTACCGCCGCCTTTGGTCCACAGCATTAACTGCTCCTTGGCACCCTCCCAGTCTTGCGCGTTGATCTTGCGCTTGAGGGTAGAGGTCTGTAATCTGCCTATTCCAAGGTTGTAGCAGAAGTCCACGATGGCGTTGAGCTTGCGAGAATCACCCTGCGCGGCAAGAACGAGGAGGGTAGGGCATTGACGTATAGCACCGGGCGCGTAGGTATGGAGCAACTCTGTCATTAAGAGCGCCCTAGCCGTTGGCTCGTCCATGGGGGCGTCTTCTAGGGTCACCTTACGCCCGTCTGCGTAGTAGGTGGACCCATACCCTATGGTGGCCACATTGGCAGGGCACAGGTAGGGCTTGGCCCTGTACCCCTCAAACCGACGACACAGTTCTGCGGCTAGTTCTAAGTTCATAGTCAGTTAAAAATGTCATACATTGCCCGAACCCAAATTATTGCAAACAAGCCAATGCCAATACCAATTAACAACGAAATAATATCAAACGCCATTTACAAACCCCTCTTAGCCAATGTACGGTCGAGGAACCAGAAGTTAATGGTTCCGGCCAACAAGGCGGAGAAGTCTGGTGTCATCATTGTCTTGAAAACTTCGATAGGAAGGGCGCCAGCAAGCCACGCATTCCACGCAAACCAGACGTGAATAAACGACCAGATAAACAACACCCAGTAGGTCACCACAGGGCGCACAGATGCGGATAAAGATGCGGCCCACCCACCAGCGGCTTTGACCATGTCCGCCTGCTGTTGAATGGCGCTGTTAAAGGCGTCCATGACACCCACGTCCACCGCGGCTTCTCTGACTGCGCCAATTTCTGCGAGTTTCTGTGCGCCTCTTAATTGCTCTAAATCGCACTGGCGAGAGAACATTAAAAGTTCATGCTGGCGCTCGTTTTTCTTGTCAAAAAACTTGAGCACCTCGGGTGCCATGCGGAAGATACCGCCAAAGATAGAGCCTAGTAGGCCACCGCTTAAAATATCAAACATCATCAATCCTTACAACTTGGTTTTTTGTCTTCGTTCTGCATCAACTTGATACCAGACAGGAACCCAATCATGCCGCCGATAAGAGTAGAAAACGCGGGTGAAATCATCTTGAAAATCTCTGCGTTGTCCACTTCCTTGGCCCACAAACCGAGCATAAAGCTGACCACCATGGCCAACACGGAGATGCACAGGGTCGCGCTTACCATTAGAGTTACCCACAGCGTCAGCTTTTCCTTCACCTCTATCTGTGGTTTGCGTACCGGTTTCTTTATCATACAAGTTTGTCAATCTCGCGTTTAAGGTTGTTAATCTCAATGTTCATCGTTATTTGCTTCATTCTGTATTCGTATATCTCGTACTCATACTGTTGAAACTTTTTTACTGTCTTGTCAATCTGCACCTGCAAAGCGTGTTCGGCGTTTTGCTTTTCTATGCGTTTGATAAACACATCTTGTTGAGGTGTAACGTGCGGCTGAACGACGGGGTACCACTTGTCGTAGCTGACCTTCATTTCTTTTCCCTATCAAGCGCCTCTTTGTAACCATGAATTACTTTAGCCCTGACTTCTGCGGAATCTGCGGACCCGGCCCACTCTGACAAATTGTTCCAGATTACAACCAAGTCTTGACTTCTGCAAAACTGTACATTGTTTGTCAACCACATTGACAGTTGTTGGTGTCGTTCTGAAGGGTTGTGAATGGTGTACGCTATCCCGTAAAACTCTCTTACGTGACAACCAACTTTGGCTTCAGCACCGACTAATAAACAAATGACCAGTGCTAAAACTACCCATCTCACTTGTCCGCCTTGTTGTCCAACTTGTCAAAGATTTTATTCAACATGTCTTTAATTTCACCAATGGCGTCTTTAAAGTCTTCACGTCGCACAAAGTCTTGGTTGACCTCGCGGTTTAATTCTTTTATCTCAGATTTGAGATCTTTGATGGCGTCCCAGATTGTTTTCAAGATCCAGCCCCCAAAGGCACCAGACAGCGTGATAGCCGCGTTGAACAGGTCCTGCGAGTCCATTAGAATGAGCCTCCCGAAATGCCTGACCATGTGGGTGCGCTTGCACCGTTAGATGTCAATACCTGACCCGCTGTGCCTGCCGCTGTGTACGCGTGTGCTGTGCCTGTGCCGTATCCCGCGCCGCCGGCAGTTGCTGTTGCTGTTGAGTTTGTGCCGCCGTTGGCAATAGGCAAAGTGCCGTTTACACCAACAGTTAAAGAGACAGTGTTCTTTTCCCACAAACTTGTTGCGCTATTCCAGACAATTGTCTGACCAGTGGTTGGGGACTGAGCAGACACATTATGGAGTTCATCAAGCTCATATCCATTTTGCACGCTGACAATCAATTTACCTTGCGTTGGGTGGGCGTGGGCAACAATTGCCATGTATACCAAATGCTGTGGTGCATAAGGTTTGGTGGCCGTTAAAGTTCCTGCCGTAATTGGGCTAAGATAAAGTTGTTGGCCGTCGGTATAAGCTGATGTATTAAGATTAGTAATTAAACCAATTATGGTAACAAAACCATTAGAGTTGTTCGCTATGTCAGCAGTAATTAAACCTAGAGTTTGTGCCGATGTTGCATCACTTGTAGCTAAAGCTTTGGAAACAGTTGGAATTTGACCTGTAGCACCAGAAATATAAACCGCTGTACCTTTGGTAAGAGTTGCACCAGTGGTGTTTCTTACTTGCTCAACTAACACAGATGCAGGAGAAGTTTGTGATACGGCAAGATCAACAGAACTACCAACTTGCGTAACAATAATAGACGCGTCAGCAGAAGCAATAGTGCCAATTGCACCAAGATTTGTTAACGCAACACCAGCAGTTGTTGCGCCCGTGCCGCCGTTTGCAATCGCCACCGTGCCAGTAACGTTAGCCGCGGTGCCTGTTGTGTTTTGATTAAGCGTTGGAACGTCGGCCGCTTGAATCGTGGCCATCACCACGTTTGTGCCGTTACCACGCAGGTATGAACCGCTGGTAACCGCGCCAGCAAAAGTGTTCATTGCCGCTTGAGCAGTTGTTTGACCAGAGCCGCCGTTAATGACAGCTACAACACCTGTAACGTTAGCCGCAGTGCCGGTTGTGTTTTGGTTCCACGTTGGGATTGCACCTGCAAGGTCTGCGTACGCAAGACTTACCGCGCCTATTTGGCCGTTAACCGAAGTGACCGTGTTAGTCTGGTCAATTTTCTGCCAAACAGAACCGTTAAAAATGGCCCAGTCACCAATTAGCCAGTCTGTGATGCCGTTGAGGTTTGTTGAGCCTGAAACACTGACAATGTAGTAGTTGCCGTTGGTTCCAACGCTGGACGTTAGTGTTGGTGTGTTTGTTGATGCGTTCCAAGAACCTTGGTACGATAAACCGCCGGTTACATTACCCCACGCTGTTGCGTAGTCAACGCTACTTTGCTTAATCAGCACCTGACCTGCTGTACCGCCGGGAACCACACCGGGGCCTGCAGGGCCCACTGGTCCAGAAGGCCCCTGATCGCCGCGGGGGATTGTAAAATTAAAAACCGCGGCCGACGTTGTGCCCGCGTTAACAACCGAGGCAGAAGACCCGGGAAGCCCCGTTGCTGTGGTGCCCGCTGTGGCTGTTGCCGCCGCGCCAGTGGGGCCTTGTGGGCCCTGTGGTCCAGCGGGGCCTTGTAATCCCTGTATGCCGGGCACGCCGGGGGTACCTTGTGGGCCTGCGGGGCCGGGAACGCCCTGTGCACCGTTGGCGCCGGGGGTGCCTGCTATGCCCTGTGGTCCCTGTGGGCCTGCGGGGCCCTGTGGTCCAACGATGCCGTTTTGAAATACCGTGACGGCGGCTTTTTTAGTGATGCCGTCTTGAACAATAACCGTGACGTCGTTTGCGCCTACAGACGTTGCCGGTGGTAATTGGAGTATGCTTATGTCAGCCATTTTTTATGTTACCTCAAGGTCGCCGGGTGTAGGTGTGCTAGATGTGTTGCCGTACGTTGCGGGGGTCATTGAATTACCCGTGCCATCACCAAGCATGTTAGGGCCTTGGTTAATATTAGCCACGTTAGGCGCGTTTGTAATAAGACCCCCCTTGCCCGGAATGGCAACGGAAACATCAGGCCTTGGGTGCCTGAGTGTGATATTTTCGGTTTGAATAGCCGCCAAGCGCCATGGATCAAACTTATCCAGATCGGCGGGACATACCATAAGTCCGGGCGCGTTCGGGTCTTCCCGAAGCATGGAATACGGTAGTTTGCGGCTACATCGGTCGCATATCGCAACGGACAGCACAGGCTGTCCGTGCGTATCGCAATAAAGGCCGCCGTAAAAGGCGTTACCCATTATCGAACTCCGGCTTGGATTACAGTAAGCGTAGAGTTAGTGCCGCCAGTTACCTGAATAGCCCGGAAAGGCTGGTTCGCAATAGGGCTGGCGGGCGCTGATACCCAAGTCATCACCGGCGCTGTAGGTACAGGGTACCCTTGCGCGTCCAGTGGAAATGGGTCAGTGTAAGAGATCTGAACGGTACCACCGCCGGTGGCAACGTAAGAAACGTTGACCGGCGCAATGTACTGGTCGATTGGGACGAGGACGTCCGCTCCAACTGTTACTTGACGCATGCCAGTCCTTAGTTGTTGGTGTAGCCAGCGCCGTAGGCGATGATAGAACCGTCAGGGTTACGCGATGTGTACTGGATGTCAAACGTGCCGGCCAAAGTGCCTGTAATAGCTGTAATGGCTGTTGCGGTGAATGTGACGGTTGCGTCGTTTGCACCAACGTTGTTCAACACAGTGGCCACTGCCGCGGAGGCTGTAAAGGCAATACCAATACGACCACCAGAGGTTGTTGGGGTAATTGTGCCGACGTCAACGCCAGCAATCGCCACAGTAATCACGCCACCTGTCAACGCTGAAGGCGCTGAAGTTTGCAGGAAGAAAATGTGGTTAATGATTGCGCCAGCGGGGACCACGCAAGGGGCCGCTGTGGTTGTACCTACAGCAAACGTAGGAATTGCACCGGCAAGGCGGGTTGCAATAATAGGCTCAATAAAGTCCTGTTGTGCACACTGGACCGCGCCTGTGTTATCAGGGGCAATTGTGCCGTCGTTTGTGGGGTTGTTGCGCTTAAAAACGCGGATAGGGGTGTTAAAAGTTACTGACATTTTGATTACTTTCCATAGAAAGATTACAGCACCGTCTCTATGGCGTCCGCCCGTGAGCCTTACGGGTCGATGCTGATTAAAGCTCTTACATAGAATTACCCATATTCACAAACAAAAACGCCCCTCCTTTTCAGGAGAGGCGTTTAGGGTGCCGGGGTCTTTACGCCCGGCTAGGTCTGCGATTACAAACCGATCGTGCCGTACATATTACGGGGATCGTGCCAACCTGTAGCATAACGCTCAGAGGCCTTGTAACGCATGCTGTCAGTCTCAAAGTCACCTTCAGAGCTACGCTCCAAAGGACGACGCATGACCAACATCAAACCGTTTTCAGCGTTAGTCTGAATGAACCAAGCCTTGCTTGAAGACAAACGAGTCACCACGTGGGCGCCGTTTGGCAACATGCCAGTTGATTTGATAGGGTTCAGATCGTTGTCAGCACCACCGGAACGCAGGACAGACTTCAAGATAACTTCTGCTTGGAATTCCAAGGCAGGAGGTACCACGAGTTGTTCCGCTTTCAGGCGAATACGCTTACCGTTGTTGTCCACCGCAGAGCGGATTTGGATTAACAACTGTTCCACAGATGTCTGTGAAAGTGAAGCGGCTGTTGACAGTTGGTTGCTGAAAGTGCGACCTTGGGAGATTGGGTGGTCGTTTGCGATCAATGTTTTACCGTCGCCACCGACATAGCCGGCGGTGAACGCAAAGTTCAGCAAGTTTGCACACAATGTCTCTTTTGTCTCGATCATGGACTGAGCCAAGTGCTTCGAGAAAGTCGAGCCGATACGAATGTGATCGCCGTCTTCCATCAAGACTTTGGTCATGGCGTATGCCAAACCATAGATCTTATAGATGAAACGGGTAATGAACAATGTACCACCTTGGTCATACGAAACGGGTGTACCGTCAGGCATCTCAGGGGCTGTGTTCATACCGAACAGCATCACTTCTTCGTGATAGTTGCGGGGAATGCCGGTGATCTGGGTAACGAAACCCTTCCACTCGTCATCGCGTTGTTGGTATACACCATCAAAGACTTCATTGAGGATAGGTTCGACTACCGCTCTAAAGTCCGTACTGCGCATTGGGGTTGCCATGTGCTACTTCCTTTCTTTAGTTATTCGACGTTAGCGGCAACGAACGCATCGTTGGCAAGCTTGACTTGTACAACCGTGTATGTATCACCCCAAGCGTTGTTAATTTCACGGCCGAGACCAGTGACTTGAACTTGTGCTTGTGTGCCTACAGCCACGTCTGTGGTTGCTATCGCGGCAGTTGAAGTGCCCAAGCCACCGTTGCCGATGATTTGACCAGATGTCACTGCTGTGAAGTTAAATTCCTGTCCCACTTTTGTGTTGGCGAGCGAGCCGTTGGCTTGCACTTCATACACAATTTCTGGGTCCATGAAAATCCACATTACGAGGTCAGTGGCGGTGCCCAAAGCGGGACCAAACCATTTGCTGACAGTACGACGGCCAGAGGCGTCGGTGTATTCAACACCACCGAACACGCCTGCTAAACGCATGCCTGCTGTGGGTGTGTTGCTTGCTACTACGAGAGTAGATGTGCCTGCAGTCGTTGCTTCATCAAAGGCGACGGGTGTACCGCTGTAGAATACTGCCGCCGCGTCGTACGCGCCGGTGTAATTCAACGAACGGATAATGCCGCTAGGATGATATACGGGCTTCAGGCCAAAGGGAGTGTAAGTTGCACTCATTTATTGGTTCCTTAAAGTTGTTTAACTAAACCGCAGATTATGTGCGGATCTGTGTGCATCTTTTTCCATCTCCAAGAGGCCACCTTCCAGAATGGAGCGTCCACCTTTACCACCTTCAGCCTGCGAACGAACCTGCGACGTGATGTTGCGCTGGTGTTCCAAAGGATCATCGTGGTGAAGCATTTTTGCCACTTCCTGATAAATGTCTTCCGGGATCTTGAATAAGATCATCTCATTACAAGATATACAACCTTCAAACTTGCCCGAGCTCATCTTGCCTAAGTGTTCAAAGCCTTTTCCTAAGTCGGCGGCTTTCACTGGCTCATAACCCAACGCGATGCGTTTGTCGATTGAATCATACTGGTTTGTCGTTGACAGCCAGCAGAGGTGCATACCGGGCACTAACCCGCCCGGTACGTCCGGCAGTGCGTTGTTGGACCACTTGGCCCGAAAAGCCTCCAGCCTTTCACGCTTCACTGCTTCATCTGGCGAGGACATTTCATTCCGCGCCTTGATTTCTTCTACGCGCCCTTGAAGGCGCTCGTCTAAATCTCGTGTAATTCGATTGTTAGCCATGTCTTACCCCTTATTTCGTTACTCGGTTCTTACGGTCAAAATCTGCGTAGCTTCGGATCGCTTTAGCACGCTTGGATGGGTCATCCCACATTCCTGCGTCTTTAAGCGCCTGCACGCGGTCTCTGCTCAGTGTGAATGTGTTCTTTACAGCACTACCACTCACGTCTGTGCGACCACTTGAGGTTCCGCTACGGCGGTTACGGTCTCCGCCTGTTTTGCCCGTGTACCGGTGGGGTAAACGTTCTTTCAATCGATTGTCCAACTCGTCCCAGTACTCTGGGTCGGCTGGATCCCAACCTTCGCTTGCCAGCGCATTGTCAACTACCTTGGCAATGCGACTGTCTGTGTCTTTACCGCTTGGATCATACCAACGGTTTGAATGTAACCACTGCGTTGCGTTTTCCTGAACCACCTCAGTGGCAGGGCTCGGCACGTTGTTACGGGGCTGTTTGGCCTCTTCCAACTGACGCTGTTTAAGCATTTGCACCTGCGCCAACTTTGTCTTGGCGTTGTGAAACTGCTCCATGTATTCCATTTGCTCGGCAACGTTACCTGCTTGCGCGGCCTGCGTTGCCTTCATCTTTGCGTACTCAACGCGCGTAGACTCGTCTTCCAACAAGCGGTCGATCTGTGCAAACTGGAATCCTACTGCGGCGTTTTCCACTTGGGCCAACCGGCGCTCAAGGGTCTCGTTGCGGCGTTCCAGCGAACTGATCTTATGCTTTGCGCTAACCTCGCGTTGCTTCGTCAGGTCCTTCTTCAGGCGCCTTTCTTCACGACGCGCGGCTCGAAGGGCCTCTCTGTCTTCTTCAGTGTCACCCTCAACCTCGCCGCCTTCGGCAAAGCTTTCTGTGTCACCATCACCGTCGTCGTCTGACGCCGATGTGTTATCTTCTGTGCCCTCAAAGGGGTCAACGTGGTCGTCCATGGCGGCTAACGCACTGCCATCGTCCCGTTCTTTAATGGCGATGTCTTCGCCAGCCTGCATTTCTGCTTTCATCACTGATTTCATAACGAAATCCTTTACTCAACAAATGCGGGGAACATAGTCCTCGCGGTTTCAAAACTATCAACTGCACAAATGACCTCACGGTCCTGCAAAATGATAAACACAACCTCGCCGTCGCCGTGTGGTACTGCCCAGCGGTCGCCGCCGTACTTGATCACACGAACAAGATCTCCCAGTTGTACCCACGCGCCTTCTGGCCATGGTTCAAGTGTGTTGAGATCTCTGTATGCCAAGGGGCCTATTGACACCACCTTTGCAATCACCTCGTTCCATTTTTCGGTGGCTTTTGTATCACTCACTAGAATGATGCCCCCTTTTGAAACGTCTTTGGCTTTTCGCAGTTGGACTACGATTCGGTTGCCTTTAAGTTTAATTCCCGGATCAACTGCCGGAAAACAGTCGGCTTCACTCCGACCATCCACTTGGTACTTACTCTCTGTCATTTTCAGATTCCTCGTCCTCTTGCAGGACACTGTTGATAATTTCCAAGGCCTCTTCCAGACCTCGGCCTCTCCCTACTAGCTGGTTGTATCTATCCCAGCTATCGACTCCGTTCAAAACGCCGATCTGTAAAAACTGAACGGCTTCTTTGATCCTAAAGATCGATTCATATAACGGGTCTTTCATCAAAAACCCTCCTTATAACTAAATACACACAAATGTGTGTACTTACGCCCTAACTTATTTTTTAAGACCGCGACTATTTACGGGCGGTACTTGGTACAAGGGGGCTTTAGGGGCCATCTTTGAACCAGAGGGACCAGTTTCTACTGGCGAGCCGGGGCCACCTGCGTAGCCGGGCTTGCCGGTGATCTTGTAGTTCTTGCGAAAACCCATGTCTTGATTGCCTGTTGCCATTACTGTGCTCCTGTTGGTTGTTGTACTTGTTGGACCGCTTGGGCCAACTGTTGTTGCGCTTGCATTGCTTCTTCGTGTGCACGTTGCTGTTCTGCTTGCGCTTGGTCTAGTCCATGCTTACGCAGGTCTGCGTACGCTTGGCTTTCTGCTTCCAACGCAGTCATCTCTTGTGAATGCTGTTGTTTAACCTGTTGCGCGCTCAACGCTTGGTCGGCGTTGATCATTGCCACACGTTCTTTGGAAGAATTGTTGATGTCGGCGATTGCCACCTTGGCCGCGTTGTCTTGGTCTGCCAACTGTTGCTGTAGTCCCATCTTGGCCTGAATCTCTGCCAACTTGGCCTGCATGTCGCGCACCTTGTCCGCCATCTCGGCCTGCATCTTCTCGCGCTCCAACTGGAACTTGGCCTGCGCCTCTTCTGTCTTGCGCTTGGTCTCGGCCATTTGTGTCTGCACCAAGGCCTGAGACGTTGGGTCTGCCATTGCGGCCTGTTGCATCTGAGACTGCTTGGCCTGTTGCATCTGTTGCACCAACTGCTGAATAATTGGCGTGATGCCCTTGAACGTCTTCTGTGCGTCTTGGTTGACCAACTGAGCGGCCATGGCCAGCGCTTCTTGGGCGGCTTGGTCCAGTTTGCGCTCTTCGTTCAACTTGAATGAGTCTTCGCCACCCGCGGCGTGAGACACGTAGTTGCGCATCGACTGCAGGTAGTGCAGTGTCAGGTGTTGCTTGATGTGTTCCAACATCAAAGGCGTCACAGAAGGGCCAATGAGTGGGTTGCCACCGTACGCGGGGTCCATCATGTAAGCCAAGTGAACCTTCAGGTGGTCAATGTGACTCTGGTCTGGGAACGCGGCGGCCGCGTGGCCCATTGTCATCTGCACGTTCTCTAGCGCGGGGTTGCTCTCAACCGAGCCCTGTGGGTTAGGCATGACCTTCTCAATGTCAGGTACCTTCATCAACTTCATCACGCGCATGTGCGCTTCACGCACGTTGTACAACTGCGGCGCCTTGTCTGCCAACTGCATGACCAGTTGAGCCTGAGTCAAACGCTGTGTTTCGCTGAAGATGTTGGGGTCAGAGATCGGGCTGACGTCTGAGTTGTCTTCGAAGTCTGCTACCGCAATCTCGGCACCGGACTGGTTGTCCATGTCTTCCAAGTACCAGTGGTTGATACGTGATAAGACCTGCAAGCTCTTAGCCTGACTGCGGTGCAGTCGTGCGTGAATGCTTGAGAATACTTTAGAACCTTGCTCGATGAGCGCCTGTGTTGTGCCAACGGGTGTGTTGCTACCTGCATCGGCAATACGGCCTTCGCTTGTCTTTACAACACCTTTAGCCGCGTCTGTTAACCAACCTAGCAGGTTGTACAACACAGAAGACGGTGGGTTGAACGGCAGTGGCATTGCCAACTTACGCACGTCGTCCACGCCGGGTGAACCCTCGATCTCTACGACCTGAGTTGGCTCAATGCGGTCTGTCTGGCCACCAATGCGTCCACCTTTTAGCTTCAACATGGTCTGGCTGTTGTTCACGTGCGCTGAGTCCATCAACGCGCGCAATGAACCAGTCAGTGCCGCTGAGAGGCCACCAATAAGGTGTGGCATACCAATCGCGTAGGCGCCGCGCCATGGAATAAACTTGTACTCCACCATCCAGTCAAGCTTGCGCATGCGCTGGTCGCCTGACTGCCAGTTACGGTACAGTGCAACCACCTTGCTTGTAATCTCGTCCACCGTCATAACATACGGTGCACGTGCACCTTTTGTCAGAGGGTCGTCTTCCAAACGCAAGAACGCGGTAATTTCGTACACGCGGCGCAAACCGTCTACGTTCTTCGTTGGCTCTGTTAGACCTTCAATTTTGTCGTTGGCCTTTTTAGACTGTGTCTGGTTCTCAGGCAACAGGTCAGAGGTGTACAACTCAATGTCGCGGTACTCACCCATTTCGATACGTTGCTTGAACATATCTTCGGTGATGTCTTGCTGTTCTGTAACACGCGCGGCTGAGTAAAAATTGGTGGACGCAAAAGGCAACAGCACGTTGTCAATTGGAACCCACTCTGGCACCGGGCGGTTTAAATCTTTGTCCCATCTCCATTTGAGATACTGGGAGCCACCAAGGGGAAGTTGTGTGAACAACTGCTCCATCTCGTCGCGGTACTCTTCAACCTGCTCTGTCAACTGCCAGTTCAGGAAGTTGGCTTTACGCTGTGCTGTCTCCAAACGAGTTTGGTCAGCCTTGCCCTTAATGAACGTGCGCACCAAGCCGTCTGCCGGCAACAACTCTTTGCAAGCGTTGGCCGCAAAGTCTACGCAGGCCTCTGCCATGATAGGGTGCACAACCTTGGACGCGCCGTCGAACGTTGCGCCACCGGGGGCGTCGTTGCCCAGACCTGTGCGGCGAATGCCCTCTTCGTACTGCTTGTCACGCTGTTTGCGCGACTCACGGTCCACCTCAATCAGGTCAAGGTACTCAGACGCTAAACCGTCAAGGATGGACTCGTCCATCTCTTCAGCCAAGTTGGCGTAGAACTCTGGGTTCTGTGACGGCTTCTCCACCTCTGTCATGTTCACCACAACAGAGCCATCCTCCAACTCAATGACCTCGGACTCTACCTCGTCCATGTCCAAGTCCAACGCCTCGGCCAGATCTTGGATCTCTTTGTCCGTGTCTACTTCTTTTGTCGTCTCGTCTTCAGCAAACGACAACGCGGACAGGGTACCGCCCTTTTGGAGTGGGATGATTGGTTGCATTATTGGTTAAAGCCTCTGTATGCTTTACGGATTGGTCCGGCCATAGGCAACATGCCCAACGAGCTCATGCCGGCGGAAAAAGGTTCGTCTTTTGCTATGTAGTGTCCTGTTTCAGCCGCGTACAATGGCGCCATGGCCATAGCGCCAGCGGGGTGAAACGACGCAATATCTGCCACACCTAAACCAAAAGGTAAATCACTATTTTCACCACCGATTACGTTTGCCGCAACTTTACGTGCGGTGGGCGCTGTCATGTATTTTTTAAGAAATCCTGCGCCTGTTTCAGCAATACGTTCACGTGGTGACGGGTTGTGAGGACGCATTTCTGAAGTTTGTTTTTTGTCTAAATCGCGGTAGTAATTCTGATACACCGAGTCCACACCGCGGTCAAATGGGTCGGTAAATTCAAAAGGGTTGCGCATCATCTCCGCGGCAATTTCTTGTTGTGATGGTTGGCGTTGACCAAACAAGGGGCGTGTTCTGCCACCTTGGTCGTATCCGCGGACCATCATCTCGGCCTGCATGTCGCGGGGAGAGTACATCATGCCACCTTCTGCTTTGCCTTGAACGGCACGGCGGCGCTTGTCTTCCAACTCTTGCATCTGCCAGTCTTGCGCAAACGGCGCGCGTTGTTCGGGGGCTGTATCCAGCAAATAATCGCGCTGGTGTTGTGCCTTCCAATCATCTGGGTGCTTAGTCACCACTGTTTCTGGCAGGCCAGACATGCGGGCCTCGTCGCGCCATGAGTTCATCTCCGCCGTTGCGGGGCCACGGCCCTGCACAGGGCGTTGGGCAATCGGGTTCATGCCGGTGTAGTTGTGGCGCATTGGGTTGATCATTGCGTTGATCGCGTTCACAATGTCTTCTTGGTCTGGGTCAATGCCGCGGGCTCTGAAGTCCGCAACCACTTTATCCACCAAGGCGCCGTGCTTGCCGAGCAACATCTCGTCTGTCAGTTTGTCCAGTCCGGGGCCTTCCATTTGCGCCGCGCGTGTGGCAAACGGCTCGCTGGCGCTGGTCATCTGAGGAATGTCGCCCTCGGTCATACGAATGGCATCAAGACCACCCATTGCCTCGTCTGACAGGTCCATCGCCTCTTCACCCAACTGCTGGCGCGTTGCTAACTCTTCTGTTGAGGGTGTGAATGACTTGTTCCATGTGCGGTTGCCTGTGCGACCTGTGTTGGCCATCGACATGAACTCGTCTTCTGGGAACGCGTTTAAAAACTGACCCTTGGGGTACGCACGCGCCTTAATGTTTGCGGGTGACATGCCAAACTGGCTTGGTAAATCTTGGTAAGGACCAACTGACTCGCGTGTTGCCACGCCTTTTGCACGCTCTGGTGTGATTGTGCGGCCTGTGGGGCTTGTTGCTGTGGGATAAGGACGACCACTTTGGTCCACAAGCTGGTTTGAGAACGGTGTTTGTTGTTGTGTGCGCGCCATCGTTTGTGGTGCGTTGCCTGTTGGCTGAGAAAGCGAGCGGATGTGATCTTCCAACTGCTTTACTTCTTCTGCAGACGGTGGTTTGCCCACGGCCTTCGTGTATTTGCGAATTGCGTCTTGGATTCGGTTTGCAAATTGACCAATAACACCGCCCCTGTCGTAGTGGGGGATGCCTGCTTGTTCGTACATCATTTGTGTCGGTGTTTTAATTGGGTTAAGCATCGTAATCTCGGGTTTTCAAAATTTTGTTGTAGTTTTCAAGGTCTCCGCCCCTGACAATGTCTTTCAACATGTCTCTATACCCTGCTCTAACTGGGCCCCACACTGAAAATGACTCGCCACGTGCTCGAATATGACGACACATCCTGCAACCACACTGCCTAATCTCTTTTGCGTGCGATGAACTGTGCATTCAGGGGGCCTCCTATAACCAATCACCCATAAATCAGGGTGTTTGTGCCCGAAAATCACGCGGCGTAGGGGTTATTCACCCTGTTTCGCGCAATGTCGTCTGCATGTGCGTAGTCTCTTGACGGCAGAGGGTCCAACTGGAGCCAACCTGAGTCTCTTAGAACGCGCAAAGCCTGTGAAAGTGCGTCAACGTAGTCATCGTGACCCTTTGCTTCCGGAAAAGAGCACACCTGCCTGATGAAACGCTTGGCCCATGGGGCTACCTCGCCCGGGGTTGCGGGGTCCTCTGGCACGTACACCCTGCCTTTTGCAATTAGCGGCGCCACAATGTTCATCCTTTGTACTTTATCCGCTCGTCCGGGGTTGTATGACCTCACCGGCAGGTGCGCGGCTTGCAGTTCTTGGATCAGTGAGATGCCGGCTGACTTATCTTCCATCAAAATCAGGTCAGTTTTCTTGCCCTTGGCAAAGGTGTTGTCCGCGCCGTACACAACCTCCTTGTAGTCCTCAATAACTTTGCGCCGCAACTCTGGGTACGACAGGTGGTTGTCCCAAGCGTCAAGCAAAATGCAACTTGTTGCAAAGTCTTCTTGCTCGAACACACCCAACGCGATGCACGCGGTTGGGTCGTTGTGTGTTTTTTCGCTGGTGGCTGGGTCATACGACACCAGCACGTACTCCAGCACGGGCGTTGGCTTGTTTGCCGGCCAGTTTCTAAACCATTTGCGCTTGACAATACCCGCGTTCTCTGGGTCCAAGATCTCGCCGTAAATCTCTTGCCGACCCAAGTCCGTGCCCTCATATGCTTCTAATTGCTTAAAAAACGTACTTGACAGGTTCGACCTGTTGTCATAACTCGATGCGCGCGACACGTACACGTCGCCGCCCACCTTGCCCTCGTTCAGGTCTGTGATAAGTTCCAGTGGCTTGGGCGTGGTGGTGATGATCGACTGCACACGGGCTATGCGCGGGTCTGTCAGTCGCAACGTGAACTGAATCTGGTCGTACGCGTCGTCAATGTACTCGAACGCACACAACTCGTCTGCCCACATGCCGTGCCACTGTGTACCCCGGAAGCGCTCTGGCTCAGAAGCCGGGATGCCGCGGATCATGCTTCCATTTTTTAAGGTAAGTTCAAACAGCGACTTGTTGTAGTCTTTAACCAATGACGGGGGAATGATGTTGAGGAGCCCTGAGTCTCCCTCGAAGCACGTTGCCCGGATGTCGTTTGATGTTGGCGCTGTCACCAACCAGCGGGTCTTGTCGTAGATCGCCGCCCTGAGGCCCAACCAGTTGGACGCCGTGTGGGTCTTGCCCGAACCTCGGCCTGCTAAAAGTAAGAAGGTGTCATACTCCCCATCCTCTGGCTCTTGTTGGTGCGGTAGTGCCGTAAGCTCCCACCTCACGCGCCACAGTGCAAGGTCTAGTTGCTCCTTGGGCCATCCCTTGTTTTGGTCTGCAAACGCCTTGAGTAGCTTTTGCTGTGTGTCGTTCATAGGCATACTGTCAGGTACCCCTCGCTCACTAGGAACGTGTTGTTTGGGTCTTTGGTCTTGATGTGCATGCAGGGCCTAATGTCCACTTTGGTAACATGGGTAATCCTGCGCATCTCCTCGTACTGAGGCCGACGTACCGGCATCTGGTCCTCGACCAGTTTGAGGTTGGTCCTGAACACCATGTGGTACTGGTGTTGATGTTGTGCAATCTCTGTTCTGATTCCAAGCGTTTCCGTCAAATTGTGAATTGACCTAAAAAGCCGGAGACTCTTAATGTTGAACCTGAACTTGGCTGAGATGCGGCTGTGGCACTTTGGCCGTGAGGCACATACCCCCCGGAGTATAGCCAAACGTTGCTCAAAGGATGAGAACAGGTACTCTTCTGGAATGTAATCTGGGATTTTGCCGTACGCCTCGATCAGCTTGGACGTGACCTGTGTGCGTTTGTCTCTGTGCGGGTCACCTATCCATACCCCCATGTCGTAGGGGTGGAGGGGTAGTGGCTTGGCTGTGGGTTTGATCGGGTAGCACGTTGGCATCCTACACCAGCCGGTGTCTATGGTGGCTAGGTTCTGTGGCGCGTAGATGGGAAGGCTGTACTCTTCTTTGGGTGCCTGCTTGCGCGCCCACTTGGCCAGTGTAAGGAACGCCTTGCTGTCGTACACCGGAATGCCGGTACGGCTATCCACCACCAATGTCAAACCGTCCTTGGTCCAGATCTTATGACACACCACCGGCGTGTACTCTTGGACAGAAACAACTTTGACAGGCAGGCCCGTGTAATCAAAAACCTCATCCCCCGGTTTGATGAACCGCGCTAACTGCCATCCGGCAGTGGTGGGAATGGGGGTACGTGCGTCGATTCCCATGTCTAACCATAATTACCCATGTATGTGGTTGAATGTGCCCCAGTTTAGGGTGGGGGGTATATGACCCAGAAATCGGTGTTTTGTTCAGGGTGTCGGGCTGTTCAGTCTTTATTTATTATTTTAAAAAAAAAAAAAAAAAAAAAAAAAAAAAAAAAAAAAAAAAAAGACCCCCACAACATCACACCCTTCATA